GAGCTGCCATCATGAATCCACCGCGGCCTGCCAGCGCTGTTACCGCGCCTGCGACACCGGAACCGCCCTCACCTGATGTTCCAGATCCAGGAGCGCCCATGGACTCGGTCGCAGCGGTCATATCAGACGCTGTGCTTGCCAGAGTCGCTGGAACGGCTGAACCTCCGGAAAATATATTCTTGATGAAATCAACGAGATTTCCAGCGAAACCGCTGATCATTGAGACTATCGGGCCGCCGGCGAGGAAGAGGCTGCCGAGGGCGGAGGCGATCGGGTACTCCTTGAACATGCGAACGAGCATGCCGAAGAACTCCGATATCATATCCCCCAGGACAGGTGCCAAAGAGTAAAGCTCGAGAGCGAGTGTCTTGATGACGTCGATGAGAGTTGTGAGTAGACCTGTAGCTATGCTTCCGCTCGTGCTTGAACCGGGAAGGAAAGCGCTCTTCATGGAGCCGATTGCCGTCGTCATGCCGCCCTTGATCAATCCGCCGAGGCTCTTGATGATTGAAGGTAGGGCCTTGAACACCTCGGTCAGTATTGTCGCTATCGCGGTGGTCATCGACGATATGATCTCTTTCAACCTGGAGCCTGAGCCTGACAGCAGGTTTATCAGGCCACCCTCGCCGTCCGTGCCAAGTATAAAGTTCTCTAGTGATTGGCCCAGACCTTTTCCGGCCTCGAGGTCGCCTGCAAAGATGGCAGCGAGACCAGATAAGCTAACTGCAAAATCGCTGATCAGGCTGATGAAACTTTTTAAAGACGATCCAGCGGTGGAGCTCGTGAACATTGAGCCGAATATCCTTCCCACTGTCGCGCCAATGCTGGCGACCGTGCCGAGAGCTTTGGCGAGCTCCGTGACCATCGGCATGAGCGAAGGTCCAAACCCACGCATGAAACCCTGGATGAATGCATCGAGAAACCCAGTGAATTTATCGAATTTGACGATAACGTTCTCGATGTTGTCCGCAAGCTCAGAGATGATCTGCTGCTGGGACTTCTGCTGCTTTGAGGCCTCATCGGCCTGGCTCGCGACCTGATCGTAGCTGAGACCCATGCCCTTGGCCGAGAACGCAAGCATCGCCTGCTCCTCGTTGAGACCGGATGATTCGGCGAGCAGCTTCCTCTCTGACCTGCTCATCGCCTCGATCGAACGACCCGTCGCCGCGAATGCTTTCCTCATCTCATCGAGTCTCTTCGCCGGGTCCTGCTCACGCATCATCTTCAGGGGGTCGATAACGAGACCGAAACCCTGAGCAAGCTGGGCGGCTGCCTCAGCGCCCTGCTCGAAATCGTCGAACTTACCGGCTAGGTTGGCAAGCTCGTTGAGCTCGATGCCGAGCTTACGGGTGAACGCTGCCGAGGTGATCGTCTGCTTGACATAATCCCCCGTCACCTTACCAAGGACCTGGAAGTTAGAGATCGCAGCCGCGACGTCCCTACCGAGAACCTTTGTCGAGATGCCCAACGATTTACCGATCTTGTTGACGTTGTTGAGGATCCCTTGGCTGAAATCCTTCAGGCTCAGGGACGACATCCTCGACAGGACCCCCACCTTCTGGAGCTGCTCGCCGTTGAAATCGAGGGATTTGTTGAGCATGTAGAGCTGCGAGGTTGAGCTGTTGAATTCCTCCCCGAGAGTGTCGAAGACAGCTCCCAGGTCCCCGGCGTACTGCTTCATCAGCTCCAGGCGCGCGACCGAGCCGTCGATACCGGGAGCGAACTTGGAACCGAAGTAGTTGACGCCGTCGCCTGTCTCCCTCAGCTGCTTGTTGAAGTCCCCGAACGCGCGCTTTACCCTGCCAGAAGTATTCTCAGCGAAGCTTCCGAACTCCGCGCGAACCTTCTCGAAAGCGTTGAGAAGATCGTACATCGCCTGCTGGAGATCAGCGGCCTGCTTCATCAGGGCGTTGAACGCAGTTCCCAGGAATCCGAACACAGCGTTGATCGGTGTCGTAATCGCCGTGAACATGGAGCTGAAGTTTATCTTCAGAAGATCCCATGAGTTCGAGAACATGTCGGTGACCTTGAGACCACTCGTCATCGTGTCGAACGTTTGCTGAGCTGCCTCAGCAGCCCCCTCGGCAGCGTTCGTGAACTCATCGAGAGACTCACCCGCCCCGCGCATGGAGCCTGAGGCGACCCCACCAGCCTCCTTGATCTCCCGAAGTATCTGGAGCTGCTCGCCAAGAGCTCGTGTCATATCGCGGGTGTTCGCGGCATTCTCCGCGAGGAGACGCCGCATCTGTTCCATCAGCTCTATCTGTGTTGGATCCATCTACCGGACAACCTAACCTTTATGAGCTTAACTATGTCAAGTTCAAAAAAATCAGAGCTTCCAATCGACGCCCGTGACTTTCCTGAAGTTCTCAGCGGCAGCTCTCTTCTCGTTGGCAAGCTCAACAGCCCTGGGAGCGGTGGTGCGATCATCATTTAAAGCCTCATACAGCGCTCTTGAGGCTTCGATGGCTCGGCGAGTTGCCTCAACCTGGACCTGCTCACCTGCAAGTTTCGGAAATTTCTTAATCTCTCCAAGGATATACCTGGCAGATTCGATGAAAAGCTCCGCAACCTGACCATCATTCTTTGTCTTTCTGCTCATTAGATCGATCTCCGGGACTAAATATCACGAGAATCTGCGAAGCCGCGCGGGCGTCTCGCCCCTGTGCATACCGAGCATCGCTCGAGTCTGCGCATCGTTCTGATGGGCTGCGCGGGTGGGTTCACCCTTCTCTGAAGCTCTGGAGAGCTCCTTATTGAGTCGGGTGATGAACCAAGCCCTGTACTGGACCGGAATGTTGTAGCATTCCCAGTAGCTGAACCCCATGTAGTACATGAGGAGGAACGACTGCTCTAGGTAATACTCCCTATCGCTCGGCGTCAGGCCAAAAAAAGCTTGCCCCAAGCGGGATTCGCACCTCGCTTATCTCGTTGCAGGATGGGCAGTCAAGCTCGCCCTTCATGTCGATGCCGGGTTCGCTGGAGTCGATATGACGGCGAAGCTCCATAGAGTCGCGGGCTGGCATGTTCCTGATGAACCCGTTGATCGCTCCGCGATCTGTCTTGCCGTCGATCGCCACGATGGAGTACTGGAGACGGGAGGTGACGAGGTTATCAGCGAGAGCGCCCTGCTTCTTGGCGCGCTCGAGGACGGTGTTGATCTCCTCCTCATCACGACCCGTGAGGAACTTGAAGTTGACATTCTTCTTGGTGACCGGAAGCTTGAACTCGAAGACGTTCCTACCGGTTTCGACCGGCGCGGTCTCGAGGCGCTTGATCGGGAGGCCCGAGAGATCGAAAGTCTGCTTCGATCTCGTGTTGCACTTCGGGCACTCGGCCTCAACGTTGTAGTCCGATCCGTATCCCGTGATCCTGAGGGCGACCATGATCGCGTTCCTATCCCCGACCAGCATGTCAGGAACGCTGATCCTCTTGTCCGTCAGGCAGCTCTTGATGAGCTCGGTGATGACGGTTCCCTTCTTGATGAGAGCACGGGAGGTAAGGATGTCCTCCTCACGGGCGGTCATCGCGCGGATGTCGATGGTCTCCTGACCATGAAGCGGTGAATCCGAAGGATAGACAACTCCATTCGACGGAAGCGGAACCGACTCGATCGGCACCTCGTAGCCGAAATCGTCCTTCATAACGTCACGGGTCTGGATTCCTGCGGGGACAGCGCCACCGAAGAGAGCGCTGCGATCTGTCTCTGCCAACTGTGTTCTCCTAAAAGTTGCTAATGCAATTCTTTATGTTACGGGAGACTCGTAAACATCGCACGACTTAAAAGAAATCAAGCTCCGGAGATTGCTCTCGGAGCTTGATGACTTATCAGTTCGACAAAATAATTTGTCGAATCCTCACGTCAATATTGTAAAACACAGTTATCGAAGCGGAGCGTGAGCGAGATTTCCATCGGATCGTCGCCGTCGTAGGCGAGATCTCCGAAACCTGCCGACGTGATGAACGCGCCCTTGATGTCCCAGAGCTCAACAACGGTTCCGACCGGGTCAAGCATCTTGAGCTGGCAGTCGCGCTTGTAGAAGTCAGCGTAACCAGCGCGGCCCGACACCGACTCGAAGTGGGTGCGGACCCACTCCATCACCTGCTGGGCACCCGAGGGGGCAATAGCATCGTAGAGCACAACGTCGAGAGTATCGAACGTGGTCTTACCAGCGATGTAACGGCGAGAGTTGATCCACGGGATCTCTTTCTCCTCAGTCTTCACGCTTGGACGCTTCGTCGACTTGATGAGGTAAGCGTCAATTCCTTCGATCGCGAATACCCATCGGTTCTTCCTCTTCGGTTCGAACTTGTTGGGTAACATATCAGTGACTGAGAGTGTCTCGGCCATTTTATCTCCTGTTCCTTAACTATTGTGAATGTCTTGAAATCTTAGAAACCAGAGGCGTTTCTTGCCTCAAAATCAATTGAGATAAACTCGGCTGATCTTGTGGGCTGGAGGAAGATCTTTCCTCGGATGGTGTTGTTCTCGATATCTGCCTGCGTTGTCGTTGTCGTGTCGATCTGGACGCGGTAACGATCAACACCACGCTGCTCCTGGACCTGCTTCATGATCGGGGAGACCGCAGCGTTGAAGCGAGCGATCGTCGTGTCACGGTTCGGCTCGAAGAGAATCGTGTTAGCCACGGCTCTCACTCGACGACGGACCTCGATCAGGAGTCGACGGACGTTGATACGATCGAGTGAGCTTCCCTCGGCGAGGAGAGTACGTTGGCCGTTCACGACTGGTCCGACGCCAGGTGCGGCGACAAGTGGGTTGATACCGACATCGTACACCGTGTCGACATTCTCGACCAGGAACTTCGTTCCCAGCTCCTCAACGTTGAGCACCGCGCGGTTGTATCCAGCCGGCGCAGTCCACGCGTAACCAAGAGCGTCGTTCTGGGCGAAAGCTCCGAGAACCGGAACTGAAGCTGGCACGCGCGCTCGACGAGTCGGGTCGGCCGGGAGTCTCATGATCGCGTCGGGGAAGTAAGCAGCTCCGAACGAGTTGTTGAGACCACGACCTGTGAAACGGGTGGTGGTGTACGAGATGTTAACGGGAGGATACGAGCTAGCTGCGAGAGATGACGTGATGAAGTTATTCTGCGAGTCCTTGTGCTCAACGTCCATGATGTAGAGCGCATCGAATCGTGTCTGCATCGCCGCGAGCGCGTAGTCGGTGACAGCCGGATGGCGCTGACCCGGGATTGCAAGAAGATGAACATCGGCGAATGACTTCTCACCCATGATATCGACAGCCTTCCTGTAGGCAGCGACCGTGGGGCCTGACAGACCGCCCTGGTTCGCGTTGTCCATCTCACGACGTGCAGCTGCGTCAGTCATGCGGAACTTATTCGAATCGAAGATGTTCGAACCATCGAATCCGCCCTGCATGAACGTCGTGAACTTCAGGTAGCTTCTCACTGCAGCGCTGGAGAAATCATTCGGAGCGACAACAAACTTTCCACCAGCCGAGCTGTCAATGACGCCATCACGCTGGTAGACAGCCTCATCCCATCGTGTGCTGTCGACCAGTCCGTCCGAGCCTGTCTGGACCTGAACTCTCTCAAGGGTGAAGCGGTTATTGTTGAATCGATCCGCGTCAAGGATCGAACCGCTCACGTCTGCAACTCCAGCGTTGTCACCGACCCAGGGGTTCTGGTAGGAGGTGTGGAATCTCGGGAAGTACTTCGTCTGCTGGACGAGAGAAGCATCACGGGTCGCCGCAGTGGTCGTTGAGACGCCATCGTTGGGGCGTGCGACAGAGTTTGCGGTGTCGAACTGCACACCCCAGTAGTACTTGCTCTCTCCGACAGCTGTGGTGGCGCCTGCGGCCCCGCCGACGTTGATAGCACGCCTGAACGGAATGGGCGGCTGACGAGCTCCTGTGGTGGGAACGTTAAGATGGGCAGAGGGGCCCACGCTTCCAGTTGAGAGGAAACCAGTCCCAGCTGTCACGAGGTGGTAGTGACCGCGGAACCCAACGGGGAGGGAGTTGACAGGAACAATCTTATCGACCACGTCATCGGCGAGCTCAACGCGAACTCTCTGGGACACCTTCCCGTAGAGACCCTCTTCAACTATCTTCTGCGATCCAACCGCACGATCGAAATCGTAGTAGGTGTTGAGATCGCCGATCTTCTTTCCTACGAAGTTGTCGCTGTCAGGATCAAGATCACAGTCGAGATAGGACTCGAGAACGATAGGAGAATCATCCGTGTCATTCCAGTCGCGAATCTCGACGGTGAACTTGCCGTAAAGACCCTCGGTTGTAGGAGCTTTGATGTTCTTTATCGAAACCTTATAGAGGTTATTGGCGAAAGCGCCGTCAGAACGAGCGTGGATCTTGAAGAGGTCCTTCGGACTGCCGCCTTGTGAGATGAAAAACGGCGTGGAAGGGTGTGTGAATCTGTCCTCAAAGTTCTCATAGTTCGGGAAGACGGAGGTACCGTTGTTGTAAGCCTGCGAACCTGATAGGCAGAAAGCGACTTCTTCAATCGCAACAGCGGTGCTTACACGACGTAAGGTAGCTTCAGCTGCGATTCCTGAACCTGTAACCGCAGCATACGCGTCGAAGATATCATAGTGAGAGTAGAGCACGTAACCCGCTCTCTCGATAGCAAGGGGATCACGATTGAATGTGTTAGCGAAATAACCCTGATCCTTAGGATTGAATGATGCCGTGAGGATGCTGGGATACTCAGCCGAGTCAGTGTGACCGTTGAGGAAGAGAACGAAATCCTGCTTTCCGCTACGCAGATCGACAGACCCTGTGAACCATCCCTTCGAGGGTGAAGCTCCCACTGGATTCGTGCCGTACGTGTCCGACGTCACACCCGGAGCGGAGCTCGAGAGAGTGATCTGCACACCTGACGCGACCATGAGCACGCCACGGATGATGGGGGCTGCAGCAGTCGAGGTCTGGATTCCAGATTCTGAGAAGACCCAGGATCCAGCTGACTCTGACATGTAGCAACCGAGGAAGTAGGTTCTTCCGTTTGTGCCGCCGGCGACTGCATTCGGATTATTTCCGAGCTGACCGCTTCCAGCTTGCACCTGCTGCGAACCAACAACGAAACCTGCGTTCGTTACTTTGCCGTTGTTGGTTCCTGGATTGGAGCGCTTGCTTCCATCTCCGACGCCGAGGACGCGAACGTAAGTTCCCGCCGTAGCATTGCGTAACCACTCGTTGAGGGCGAGGGGAGCGAACACATCCGCGTCCGCGCTCCCAAATTCCCTGCTGAACTGTGAATTGTTGGCGAATGAGACAGGGACGAATGCAACGCCCTGATTCGCCGTTCCAATAACACCAGCTGCGCGACCGGTCGGCTGTGCCTCGACCACGCCACCTGTGCTGTCAATCTCCCTAACGCTTATGCCTGGGGCTGCCATTAAAAGCTCCTATCCTCGTGTAACTATTCTGGATCAGACGAACTCGACGCCCGCCGGGGTGATGATAAAGTCAACCGCGATGAATTCGACGGCGCGGGTGGGAACGAAAACTATACGACCGTTGAGCCTGGACGCTGCAACATCAGCCTGGGTGTTGTTCGTTTCATCCATGACGATTCTGAACTGCTCGATTCCAGCCTGAGCACGCACGAGATTCAGAAGGGGAGTCGCCTGTTCGATGAAACGCTGACGTGTGGTCTTGTCGTTCGGTTCGAAGATAAGACCGCGTGCCACCGCAGCGATGACTCTCTTGAGCTCGAGGAAGAGACGGCGGACGTTGACGCGATCTAGAGCCGACTTCGAGAGCTGCAACGTCTTCTGACCGAAGATGACGAATCCGCTTCCCGGGAATGTGCCGATCGGATTGATGTTTGCCTCGTAGAGACTGTCACGATCCGCAGTGCTGAGACGAACCTCAACGTTCGAGACGAAGTCGAGAGCCCCCCTGTTGAATCCAGCAGGAGCATACCACGGGTAAGAGACCTTATCACTGTAGGCAAGAGCCCCGAGCGCCGCGATGGACGCAGGAACCTTCACACGCCGCGTCGACGCTGCATCATTAACGTATACATCCGGGAAGTAGGTGGCTACGTAATTGTTGTTGATTCCGCGCGCGGTGAAAGCGTCTATCGTCTTGGAGACGTTAGGACGACCAGTCGAATCGTCGAAGAGCCTGTTGTTGTTATCATCATACGCAGGTGAATCCATGACGTACATACCGTATGCATAGGAATCGAGGCGACGACTGACGTAATCTGTGATCAGGGGATCCTTGACACCCGGGATGGCCATCATGTTGACGTTGACAGTCAGCTTATCAGTCATCATACGGGCTGCGGCGCGGTAGGAGTTGACCGCGTTGTTCGCGAGCTCCTCACCACCAGCGTTGTACCCAAGCCCCGAGGCAGCAATCGCAGCAGCCCCAGGCGCCGCGCGGCCACCGACGTCCGCCGAGGTGGCACGGTCACCGAGGAGCGCAGCAGCTTCGTCGAACACGTTGACTCCATCGAACCCTCCGTAGAACATCGTGGAGAATTTCGCGTACTCAGCGAACTTGTTGAACGTCTGCGCTGAACCTGAGAGGAGGGAGGCGAATGTCAAACGATCGAGAGATGCTCCAGCATCGTTGATCCTGTAATCTGTAGTGCTGGGCACTCCGTTCCTGATGTAAGCAGCTTCCCTGATGTGAGACTCGACTGTGCCCGTGATATCAGATAGTGTCTGGTTAGAAAGAGCGACCCTGGCGAGCGTGAACTTGTTCGCGTTGAAAGCGTCCGCGTCGGATCCGGTGACCAGGGCATCGAGCTTCTCTATTCCCTGCATCTTCGCGTATGACGTTATGAGGGTGTTAAACTCAGTTCCAGCGTTAGCGTTCATGACGGAGTTGGAAACGGAACCCGTCGAAGCGAGCTTCTCGAACTTGACGCCCCAGTAAAGCCGGGAGTCCGGAGTCTCGAGAGGGTCGGCAGCGCCGATGTAGTTCACGCCAGCGAGAGCGCCCTGGGTGACCTTGAACCTGAAGGGGAGGGGAGGAACGATCGCGGAATCAAGCGTGCTGAATGAACCGGACCCAGCAAGTCTCGTAGCACCGCCTGGAGTTCCGTAGGCGCGCCCACCGAGAGAGAGCGTCGCAGCGGTGTCGGTGAGGGTCTGGGTCGTTCTGACGACAGGAATCCCCCTGAATCCGAAGGGAAGCGCGGAGGCAGGAACAAGGCCTGAGTCCAGCTGCGCTGAGGGAACGACCCTGACACGACGGCTCACGTTCGGGTAGCGACCGTTCACCTGCAGGCGACGTTCCGACTCATCCGTAGCGTCGAAGTTGAAGGTCACCTTCTTGTCACCGACCTTCTTCGCGATGAAGTTCGCGCTGTTGGGATTGAGGTCGCAACCGCCGTAAACCTCAAGGATTCTCGGGTTTGTGTCAGTGTCATGCAGGTCTCTGACAATGACGTCGAAAGTTCCGTACGGGTTTCTCGGGTCCACAGAGGCCCTGACATTCGCGATTGAGACTTTGCAGACATCATTTGCGCCGACGCCATCGGAGAGAGTCTCGAAGTTGAAGAGATCGTACTCGGTCGAACCGTAGGGCTGGGAGATGATTGCTGGCGTGCGAGCGTTCGAATAGCGCGCGTCGAACCTGCCGAAATTCTGGAGATTTGCTCCGGATCCCGAGAGGATCGCGACCTGATTCATGCCTGAGACATCGATTCCTGTAAGCTCATCCTCAACGGTGAAATCGAGGTAGAGGCAGTGCTGCTCTTCCTGGAGTCGACGAGGATCCGTGTTCAGAACTTTTCCGAAGTAATCCGAGGAGCGAGGGTCGAGAGAAGCGGTGACAATACGCAGGCCATTGACGCCATCAGTGGAAGAGAAAGTTGAACCGAGCGATGAAGAGATAGCGAACTTAAACTTCTTGTAAGTCGAAGAGCTGCTGTTGAGGTCCGTCGAAGCTATGTCATCTAGAGCAGCTCCTGTCCCTGACCACGCTGCGCCAGATCCCGTCATGTCCAGAAGCATCCCGCGAGCCCCCGTGGGGAACATCAGGACGCCTCGAACGATGTTCAGCGTGTCCGCGCTGCCCGGGTTGAAGCTTGGGTTGTCACTGAAGACCGGAAATCCCTTCCATTCTGATGGGACAGTTGTATTAGCCGGTAGGACGTGACGGGCAGCGAGAAACTGCACCGTGTTCGTCTTACGAGAGTCTCCAGCAGGGACGCCGACAGCAGAGCCGGTGACCTTGAACCCAGCGTTTCTTACCGTCCCCTGCGAAATTGTGGTGTTGAAATCTGACGTGCTGGCGTTGGCACCGGCGCCGAGGACCCTGATGAAGGTCAGGGAGCCCTTGTGCTTCAAAAATTCATTCGCGGCGTAAGTTGCAGGGAACTTGGGATCAAGCCCACCGAAGCGTGCCTCGAAGTCCGAGAATGATGAGACCGTGGTGGGGACGAAAGCGGGGCCTGCGACTGCCGCGCCGATGAGACCACCCGGCACGCCCGTGGGCTGCGTGCCTGGGGCGGCGAGTTCAATCTCCTGCTCAAAGAAACCGGGAGAGCGGAAGGTCTGTTCGGACATTAATTTGCTCCTAAGCGTAAGGATAGTTCAGAAGCTAAGTATCACGCTTGGAGTGAAACTTCACCGCTTATGTGATGTCCTTGTTCGACCTTGCGGTTGTGTTGACTGTCGTCAGAACCTCCTCTCCGTGCACTTTAGAGACACTTCGAACTTTGACTGTTACATCCATTGGCGCGCCCGTCATTGGGTCGACTGAGAGGTTTCTGGTGGTGCTGGTGACCTTGATAGATGATGACTCGGTACCACCGATCGCAGTCGTTTCCGACGGGATAGACGAGGTGCCTTTTTTTTGAGACCCACCGGCAGAAGATTCCGACTGACCTATGGCCGGAGAGCCAACCGCGCCTGACGGGGTCGGGTCATCTACAGTCGCGACCTGGTCGAGAAGACGGGAATCCTGCCTCATGTCCTGCACGTTTCCGGGCAGGTTCAGCGGAGACATTGGATCTTCGATAATCCCGAATGAGAACTGGGTTGCGGAGACATGTCTACGAGCACCGTTCGGAATTCCAGGAAGATCAGGAGCTATGATGTAGGCAGACACCTCCGCAGTTAGCGTGCTCTTTATGATCCTCTCCTCCTCCGACATATTGTCAAAGTTGTTATCGGAGTTAATCCCGGCTTCGAAGGTAGCAACGAACCAGTATCCGGCGGGTGTCTCGACCCTGTAGGTTCTTGCTCGAGTGCTGTGGTACCCGCTCATGATTGTCGTCAGGATCGCGTTGCTGTGCTGGAAATACTGGGTCCACAGCGTGATCTCATACTTCGCTGTGTAGAACTTTGGGGTTGGTATCGTGATGGTCTCATAGAGACCACCTGCCAGATTCGGCTCCAGAAACCTTCCGCCTGTTTTGCGAGCGGGTCGTGAAAGTGAGGTCGAGCGATTTCCCTGTCCCGTCTGGGCATTTTCTAAATTGAGAGAGTTCACGACACGCTGATAGAGCGGATCATCAGCTGATATCCTACGCTTCACGGAGATTGTCCCTGCGTCAGGAACCTCTATCAGCTTAGGTGCCTGCTGCTCGATACCTGATCTCGATATTGTGATGAGGGGCAGCACGAGTGCTCCGTTCTTATCGCGCAGAGGCTCCTTCCTGCGATTGATCGCGAAACGTTCACCTGTGGCGAAGATGACAGGAACCTTGTGCGTCGCCCCGTTTTTCTGCTGATAGACGAGCGGGATGTCATTGTCGAATAACCTGAACATGGCGCGGTCGACGTCCTCAAGACCGCAAGGGGGTATGAGTCTCTCCAGGGTCGCTGAACCCTCGTACCCAAGGTTCAGCGACTCTTTCCCGTATTTCTTTTCTGTCGAGAACCTGGTACTCATTCGTCACCGTAGAATGATGAGCTTATCCCGTCAGGTGAAACTTTCTTTGGGCCAGTGAGGGGAACGTCAAGCTTACCGTCAGCCTGCAGCTCACGACGATCGGCAGTTTCCCCAAGCTCATTGGTGGTTGAACCCCTCTGCTGGACGAAGGTATCCTGAGTGACCTTGTTCGTGTCGAGGTTCTGGGCAGCTGGACCGAGCTGGCCAACGCGAGTGATGAGACCCTCGCGAGCCTGCTTGCCGACCAGCTTGTAGCCGGTCACGTGCTCGACCTGACCGAAGATCTTGCTGATCGAGACAACCTGTACTATCTCGAACATGATCGATCCGTACGACATGAAATCGCCCATCTTCATGCGAAGGTTCTTGTCGTTCAGGTCCTGCGCGTGGACGCGTGCCTCGATAGAATGGTATTTTTCGCTTCCGAACTTGTTGGTCCTCACGTCGCCGGGTGACCACTCTACAAGCGCATCGATCTCCAGTGGAGGGTCAAAGACTTTCTCTGTCGACTCCTCGTAGACGTCATGGACTGAGGTGATGTCGGACCTGACAGGGTAGTAGTAGATCTTCTGACCTATCACGTCCTTTATCACTTCCTTGGTGAGGTCGCTGATCAGATCCAACTCCCTGGGAGTTATGAAGAGCCTTGCCATCGTATTATCCTATGGTGATGACACGACCCATGGGGATCGGAGTCGCTTTTAGTATCTTCTGCAGGTTGTCTATCTCGGCTGCTTTCGTCTCAATGAGCTTGTTATACGTCAGGGTGTCGAGCATCTCTCGAAGGTCTGTCTTGAGCTTGTCCTTCTCCTCTTTGGCGGTGCTCTTAAGATCTGAGCCATCGAGCTGTAGCTCCCCGCCAGGGATTGGAACCGATCCAAACTTGGACCTGATCATGCCCAAGAGCTCCTTGCACAGGGCCAACGTGTACTGACGTACCCACTGACGAGCGATGGAGTTCACCTTAGAATATACGAAATTTCCATACGGAACATTCGAGAGGTTGGAAACTCCGTTTATGGAACCGTCGCCGTCGATCGCTGACACCAGCGGGTTACTCTCGAAACCGACTCTGACCCACAGCTTTAGGGGGTTATCGGCGGTCGGCATCGGGAATATTCTGAGCTTCGTCCCTGTCACACGGTAGCTGTAATTGGATCGACGGACCCTGTTCGAGATGTTCATCTGCCCACCGCGTAGAATATCTTCGAAGACTGGCAGGACGTAAAACACAGTCTCTGGGGTGAATGACTCGAAAGAGAATTCGTTGTTGAGATAGTTGATCGCTGAGGTTGTATCGAAGAATCGATAGGCAGCCATCGGGTTGAAGTGCATGACCTCGAAGATACGCATCTTCCTACGATCCGGATTCAACGATGAGCTCGCAACCGGCACACCGGTGGACGGGTCAAGAAGTTCTGTGTACAGGTCGTAATCCTGCACGTTCTGACGGAGCTGGATCGATCCTGAGGCTGCGTTGTATGTTCCACCTAGACCAGCCTCCACGGCGTACGGTTCAGCCATACGAATGACATAGTTGAGGGTGTCACGTGGAAACTTCTGGGTTGCCTCGTTCAGACTTCCGGTCTGCATGCCGAGGAGCGATAGAAGCTGGCTTCGTGCCTGGTACTGATTCACGATAGCAGCGTACTCCAGGAAAGCTTCCTCAAAGCAAGCCCAGATCTGCTTCTTGGTGAGCTCGACAGACAGCACATCATCTCCGAGACGACGCTTAACGAAAGTGACCATCGCGTCAGCCTCACCCTGAAAATCAGAGTCAGAATCGAAAAATCCGAACGGCGTTGGATTCAAGGTCAGTGTGAACGTCGTTGACATGATAGCTCCCGATTGTAAATAGGAGCCTTACTTGCCTTTTGAAGCCTGCCTCTTCAAAGCTTCATAAAGGACCTTCGAGATAGGATAGGTTCTTGAATCCTGAACCTTGCCGTATTCATTCTTCAGGATTTTCCAGTACTTCTCTTTCATCTCAGGCGAGAGAGTATGCGGAAGAAAATCATCGAAACTCTTCCTGTCATCATTTTTTAGAAACTCTCGCATCTTAGTTCCTGAGATCTGCGTTGTCTCGATTCTCGGAACCGCTCTTGGTCTCAATTTTTCAATGACGATAGGGTCTTTGACAGCTGCCGCCAACCTATCCTGGGAGTACTTACCCCTTATGTCCTCATCATCAGCGTAGAAAACGAAGCTGCTGACTATGTTCTTGAGCTCGCGCATCTTATCAATTGCGAGGGTGACCGGAGATTCAGAGGTGATGAGAAGCGTCGCGTTAGGATAATCACGGTGAAATTGGGGTTCAAGAACAACGCGCCAAGCGTCTATCATAACTCCAGCAGGAAGCTCGTCACGACCTGCCGTCGAAGTTATAACGAGAACCTCATCGCATTCTTTTGTCGCGAGATCGATAACTCTCCAGTGACCATCATGAACCGGCTTACCCGATACCACGAAAATTCCAAGAGTGAAACCCGTCTTTTCGCCGATTTCCAAGCGCTTCATGACGCGGCTCTTTGTCGTCAGGAAGAGGTCCTCCTGGCGTTGGATCAGAGACTTCGGGTGAGCGAGACTTCCTAACCTATTTGATATCGAGGAATCGAAGTAGCACTTGTTCCTGATCATGTTGAGGATGCTGTCGAGCTCAGACTCAGGCACATTCTTGCGGGCCTTGAGCCCTGATTCATGAACGATCTCACTCGCAATCGCTATAATAGTGTCCCAGTACGCCTGCTCCTGCTGCGGGTCCTCAGCTCGAAACTTGCTCTTCACGTCCGTGCGGTGCTCAACATCATGCTGGTCGAACCGAAGAGCTTTGTAGAGAGTCTTCGCCATAGAGGGCTTGAAAACTGACCCTTCTGCAGATGAAGTCTCCGTGTCAGTGGACAACGTAGTATCGAAATCAGAGAAAATGTCGTAGAGAGATTCGATTATCTTGATAGGACGATCAGGAGTCGAATCATCATAAGCTGCGCGGAGAGAGTCCATCGAGTTCTCGATTTTTCTTCTGACACCTGCGCTTTTAGTTCCCCTGAGAAGACCATCTATCGTCCCGAGATTTCCCTCGAAAAGAACTGGATACGTTCTCACCCCTAGCAGCTCAGCGTACTCGGTAAGAGCTGCATCATCATCGGCCGGTGCTATATTCGAAACCAGCTGGCTGCCTGTAATCTTGTAGCGTGTTGGACCGAAGAGCGTCAGGAACAGACCATGCTTCTGGGGATAATCCCTGCTGATCGTAGGCTTTCTCTGGACAAATTCGAGAAAGAACTCGGTTCCCTGCGGAATAGTAGCAGTGTCCGGATGAACCCTAGCCATGTGATCATGCACGAGCGAGTACTGGGCAACTCCTGATGACTTCTCACGAACTTCCTTTTCCCTGCCGGAAAGCCCCCGAGCTTCTCCCGGGAATATGACGTTTCCCTTGTAAGCTATAATCCAATTTTTGGTGTAATCGCTCGGGTCAAACTCATTATTTCTGCGGATGAGAGTCAGCTTCGTGCCGTCTATCTTCTCTTCGATCTTGATGTTAGGGTCTCCAAGAAAAGCAGCAGCTTTCGCACGATCATTGGCGCGGGCTCTCGGCGACGTGCCAGCACGAGCCATCGAAGACTTAAGATCATCTATCGAAATGTTGGTCGACATCATCTCTCCCAGATTATTGATTCTAAGATTCGATTGAGCTTTCTTCGTCTGGATTCATCAACCTGTACCTGGTCAGTGTCTTCTACGAAACCCTCCTGACCACGCACCTTGTATCTGGAGTAGAAATCTTGCTTTAGGGCTTTAAGATCAACGGTGGACGATTCAGCGTCGGTAAGAGTTTCCCTGAAGACATCGAGTATTCTGTCCTTTACCGAAGCGTCCTCTTTGGGGTCAGTGGCTGATAGCTGCTGACCGCGCGCTCCGAAGAACCTGTCGACCATCTCCTCGTAAATCTTGACGATCTCAGGTGGGCTCATCCGCTGCTTCATGATCTTAAGGAGACCTGTGAATGACCCAAGATTATGAATATCTTCCTCAGCAGGTGAGGATTTTTCACCAAATATATTCATAAAAATTTCTTTTAGGTCACGGGTGGAGTCCGTACGCTCCACACGCTTTAGGTACTTGTAAACCTCATCGCCGTTGAACTGCCAGTCAAGCTTCTTGTACCTGCTTCCTAGACCGGAGACAAGGTCGAATGAGCGAAGTGGCCTGACCTGGGCAGGCACCATCTGACCTGTAGCTGGATCGCGAGTCTGCTTGACTCTTGGCTTTTCAGCAGTAGCAGCTGGCGTTGACTCGCGAGCGTTCAAGGGTGGGGGAGACATAACCGAAGCGAGGGACATGAGAAGAATCTTGTGAGCCAACCCCTTCACTCCCTGGGATATATCCTGCCACGATGAGGAGTAGGAGAACTTTGCCCATTCCGTCGGACGTCCTTCCCTGTACTCTGATCCCTCAAAATCAATCTGGAAGAATGTGTCACCCTCACCCTCCGGTGCTGCTGGGTCCCATGTGTAGGAGAAGAGCGCGTTTATCTGGTGGGACCCTGGGCTCTTCTTGTTGTGGCCGATGTAAGAGATCCTGTCTGTGAGCCGCTGGTCCTCACGACGATTTAACGTGGAGAACAGCATATCCATCTTCTCGGCCGGCAGCGTGAGGTCGATATCACCCACGGTCGGCTTGTACTTGATGAACTCCTCATCCGAGAGTGTGGCAGGAGGTGCGAAAAGATGTGCCGATGAACCGTTGAAAGCGAATCCAGACCCGAGAATATCATCGCGCTGAGATGGATCCCATATCGGATCACCATGATCCCTCTCGAACTCCGAATCCAGAACACGTAGCATCTCTATGACATCTTCTCTGAGCTGCCGGCGGTCTATCCTTCCGCTTCTCAAATCTATCTTCTCAGCAGTCGCCTCTCGTCCGCGGAATCTCTTGATCGACTCAGGGCCCTTGACCAATCCCGTCTCTGGATCTCTGACCAGAGCTCTTGTGTTGCCACCCTCGTTGAGTGATTCATCGGAACCGAACATGAAGTGTGAGATGCTGAACATGAAACTATGTATGCGCTTTACGGGTGAAGAGACAAAAAAGGAGCCACCCCAAAGGGTGGCCCCCACTAGAGCCCTACGGCCCTACAACATCAGATGATGTTCATGTCGAGGCAGGTGACCGTTCCGTAGAAGTCGGAGCGGACCATCTTCTTGCCGTAGCGGGTCATCACGCCCTTACGCGGGGTGAAGTCCTCAGGCGCGAAGATCGTCGGCGTGACAATCAGCGGGACGTACGGAGCGTAGACGTAGCCGGTCTCGAGGTAGGAGCCGCCCTTGAAGCCGACGAGGATCTTGTTCCTGGGGAAGTAAGGATCCTTGTAGACCGTGAAGCGGTTCGAGAGCGTTCCGACCTTCTCAGCGCCGATCGAGAACGGAGCGCCGACCTGGCCGGAGCCGTCGATGCTGTAGCTCGGACGGTAGTAGGTACCTGCCTCGAGGATCGTCGCGACGTCCGGACCGACCACGATGAAGTTCGCGGAGCCGCGAAGCGTCTTGCGGTGGATCTCGTTGCCGACGTCGATGATCGTCTCGGTGAGAGTCTCGTACCACTCGCGGACAGTGCCGGTGAACATCGGACCGATGTTGCCAGCGCCGCCGGTCGTCTGGTAGTTACCGGTGGTCTTGTTGACGAACTTGCCCGGAGCGCGGCTCCAGAAGTAGTTCGCGCCCGAGGCCTGCGTGAGGAGGTCGTTCAGGATCTCGCGGTCGAGCTCGAGAGCAATCTGCTCGGAGAGGATCTGGGTGAGCTCAACCTCAGCGTCGATGCTGTGGTAAGCGTTGAGATCCTGCGCGAGCTCCGGGGACCAGCGAGCGCGGAGCTTGCGGGTCGTCGCGGTGACGGCGATGGACTCGATCTTGATGTCGATCTCGGGGATGACCGGGGAGGGATTCGTGCCGAAGTTCGACTCGAAGACCGGGATGGTCACGGTGGAGCCGGTGGATCCCTCAACGTCGAGCACCGAAGCAATCGGGTAGCTGACGCGGAAAGCATTGACGAGGGGGCCGAGGGCGTGAGCGGCGCTTGTGGCCGGGATGACCATCAGAACGTGCGTGCCCGAGAGCGGGGTCGGGGTGAACGCCGTGCCGCTCCAGGAGCCGAGCTGGTTGAGACGACGGATGTTGACAACGCCGTTGCCGCCCTGGAACGCTTCGCCCGGAACCCCGTAACCTGTGATGGTCGACGCGGTCGTGAAGAGCGCGATGTCCTTGACGAGCGACTGGTCGATGGAGGACGAGACCGCGCCGAGGGGAACGATAGCGAACTTGAAGGTGGTGCCTTCCTCGACCGCGGTCGTGACCTGGGGATCGAAGCCTATGAGACGGCCGTCGGTACCGGAGGTGAAGATGAAGCTGCCAAGCGCGTCGCTGAAGGCCCCCGCACCGAGGAAGGATCCTGTTGCTGAGAGCTGGACAAGTGACGATCCGTGGACACGGCTGTAGGCTGTGCCTGCGAGATCGTACATACCACCCGTTGCGATTGATCCGCTCTGGACGCCCTTACCGACCGGGTTGTTGTAGATCGACTGACCAACAGAGTAGGTTGCCTTTGTCGACGCGGTGCCTTCGCCGTCAACGCCGGACGCCCCACCGCGGTTGTTACCGTAGGTGTAGTCCAGGTAGAAGAGGAGGCCGGAAGGAAGGCTCATGGGCTGGATCGAGACAAGCTCGTTCGCCACGAGGCCGCCGAAGACGCGGCGGACGATGGGGAACGCGATGTTCGAGAAGCCGCGGATGTCGCCGCCGCCGGACGCCGTGCTGCCGCCGCCTGACGAGAGAGCGTTGCTCTCGCGGAGGAGGTTAGCAGTCTGGTTCTCGAGGAGGCGCGCCATGTTCTCACGGTTGACGCCATCGAGACCACGGAGGAGACCGGTGCGGTTCCACTTCTCGACGAGGCGGCTGTTCTCAGCGCCCACGTCACGCCCGCGGATTCCCTCGGCGAGCTGGTCTAGTGTGAAAGTCTTAGACATATCTTAGAAACTCCAATTTGAGAAATTTGAAACTTAACTGGATCTTACGATCCGATTACTTGATACCTGCGAGGATCGCCCAACGATCCACCTCGACGGATTCATTAACGGCACTGCCGGACGTCGTCGATCTGGAGGAAGAGCCGAGAACACGACCCTCGTTCACCGTGCCTGACTTCGTCTTCAAAGACTCTGTAAGGCTCGTGTAAAGAAGCTTTGCCTCCCTAACTGACTTCGCAGCGTCGAGCGATTCAACAACGGCTCTCTGCTGGCGGGGGGTAAGGTCACGGTTCTGCATAAGCTTATTGACGTAGAGAAGCTTAGCGTTGAACAGGTTAACCTCCTCGAGCTGCTCGCGCAGGGTAGCATTCGCGCGTTCAGACTCGACAAGCTGGGCCTTAAGGTCCCGATTCATGCGGGCCTCCTGCACTCTGGCCTCACGCTCTGACTTAGCTGCCTTGACGGCCTTCTTGGAGACCTCAAGCGCCTTCTTGGCGACCTTCTCCGTGGTGGCGTCGTCGTCGTCGCTCTCATTCACGTTAAGATCAGAATCCTTGGACTGCATGACGGGATGCTTGCCTGCCTTGCCACCGCCGAAGTTACCAGCCATAGCGTTGGCGATGCCACGACCCTTGCCCTTGGCAGCGCCGCTCTTGGCCTCGCGGAGGCGGAGGAGCTCCCTGCGAAGCATCGACTCATCGACGTTGAAGGTCATTCCGCGCTCATCCTCATCCTCATCCTCATCCTCGTCCTCGTACATCTCTTCGATTTCGTTCTCGTTTTCGTACTCATCGTACTCTTCCTCGAGATCCTCGTCGTAGCCCTCGGACTGGGCCGGAGCGGCACCAGCTGCAGGCGGGGGCGCGGGAGCGGATGAAACGTCGATGGGAGTCTCCTCTCCACCGGCAGCGTCCTCGTCCTCAGCACCGAACTCAACGCCGAAAGTCATGCCCTTGAGCTTCTCCTTGAAATCCTCGTCATCAAGACCCTCGAGGTCGGTGGGATCGAACACAAGCTTCGCCTCATTACGGCGCGGCCTGGATGACTCCATATTCTTTAGCAAGCGACGGAACCGCGCGCTGTTTGACATAACACTCATCTCCTTTAAGAAGTTATTGAACTGAGTCCTGTTTGCAGGACCCTCTCTATTAGATATGAGGCGCTCCTGCAAATTCATAACATTTTTCAGAAGAATTGAGTAAGCAGCCCTGAACTTTCTGCTCTCCCTGATGGAGAGAGAGTGAGAGACACGATCAAGGTCTCTCAGCTGATCACGAACCTCAGAGAGGTTGGTTTTGCCATTCTTTTTGGAACCAAGCACAAGATCAGCGAGGCTCTGGAGTCCCTCCTTGCTAAGCTCGACCTCGACATCGTCTCCATCAGCCTCGTCAGTCTCAGCCGACGCTGATGCCTCACCGTGCTTATCAACGCGCACGTTGATCTTGACCTCAGTGCCAGAAGCTGTCTTCGTGGTGACTGTGTGGGTGACCTCCTCATCAGGGTCGGGGGTCGCGGAGCCCTGGACGGGTGATGGCATTGTCGGAGAAGGCATCATGGGATCCATCGTCGCATCATCCGGAAGCGCGTCGAGATCGAGGTTCGGAACTTCCTCCTCAGTCTCTCCTTCGGCCTCCATCATGATCTGGCGCTCGATCATATTCCTGATCTTAGGCGTTATAGCCTCGATGATCTTGTTCTTAGCGTTGCGCTCAGCCATTTCCCTGAGTGCTCTAGCGTCTGCGATTGCTTCTTGATACAAATTTGACATCAGTTTTTCCTGCGTCCTGCTGTAGTAACTATATCGTTGTTTTGTCTTTTTCGAGCTCTTGTTCATCGTGAATAGCTCTAATAAGACGTCTGAGCCTGGACATCGTCATCTCATCGGATGTTGGAATGTCAGCCAGAGTGTAGGCGTTTTCTGCGGATCCTAAATCACGTAGCGGGTAAGAGCGGGACCACCCAGCAGTCGAGCCGCCCAAAGATATCCTGGCAGGAGCCGGTCTGATGGATGGACCATCTGCACCGGTGCCGAGGACTCCCTGCTTGTTCTTGTAGAGGTCAGGAATTGGAGATATGCTGCGACCTGTTGTCTGCTCCCACATCTTGAAGTCTGGGCCCACCATTTTTCTATGATCGATCGACCTTCTTGCGTAGGAGTCACCGGGAACGTACCCCCGCCCCGCCTTGTTCGCTATGGCAACCTGAGTCTCCACTTCCTCTTCACCTTCCAGCTCCTCTTCATCATCAACGTCGAATCTGGCTGGTTCAATATAAGGCCAGGAAGCTTGGCCTCCGCGTGGCTTATTTCTTCCTGCATTATTGATAGAAGCATATCCACGGTCAGCACCAGAATCGTAATTCGGATTGTTGGCCTCGGATATGCTTCTTCTTTTCACGTTTGCCTTACGACAACGCGCCGGGATTCAGCCTATGCGCGGCGCTCTGACCCTTGTCAGCGACTGGCCCCGCGGTTTCGATCGATGTCTGACCCATGAGGGCCGTAGTCTCAGAAGGATTGGCGATACCAGTGCCAGTCCCAAAATTGTCATTGGGAACAAGACCGTACCCACCAGCCGGAGGCTCAGGTTGGGTGCTCGGGTCAGCAGGATTCGTGGCTGAGGCGAGGTTCGGGTAGTAGGGAGATGCTGGAAGTCCGCCGCCGCCAGTAACAACGTCATTCATGTTCGGAGCTTCGCTGAAATCGCGATTGACGGTCCCAACGGCGTCGTCACCAGTTATCGTACCATCGAGAAGCAATCTCTGGGCTCTCTGACGAAGCTGCTCAGCTGTCGTGCTGTAGATCGGAGCGTTCGGGAAAATCGAACGAAGCGTAGCCGTGTCAGAGTTGGAGAGGCTGTAGGATGTACGCTCCACGTCGGCGGTCGGTCCTGGTGTTATTGAAGAGCGCGACGTGAGCGGCGCCTCTATTGTTGGATACTTTCCTGGCATGTGCTATTTGTCTCCTTGCCTCTTCATAACTATTAACGAGATCAGATGTTCTCGATGATCTCGCGGCGGAGAATCTGGACAGCCTCGTTGATCTCTGAAAGCTGGTGAGCTAGCTCAGCGCTCTCTTTCTGGAGAGTCTTCATGTGATCGACCTTTGCGGCGATGGTGTTGGCGAGCTCGGAAGGACCAACTTCCTTGGTCCCCTTCGCGACCTTCGCAAGATCATCAGACTTGCCGGAGGGCATGCCCTTGCGACGGTGGGTGGGCTGCTTGGGCTTGCTGAGCTTCTTCCTTTCCTCAATGATGATGCGACGAAGAAGAGCGGGAGTGAGATTGACAACCTTAGACATGATTAACGAACTCCTTGGTTAGGGTATCGTAGCTTAAATATCAGCTAAATCGTCTTCTTGCTATTTTTTTGTCGGCGCGAAGGCCATGTCAGCCCAATTGCTGGCGCCCTCGAATATCTGCATCGGATCGATGGGAGACACAGGCCCAACGGAGGCACCGGGATTCCTCTCAGCCTCTATCATACCAGGCAAAGTATTTTTCATGGTGTCTTCGAAAATAGACTTCATAACGTTCTGCTGGTCAGGTGGAAAAGCTGAGGATGCCTCGGCGACCACGGCAGCATAACGCTGATTCTGTCCCTGAGCACGAGCTGCGACCTTGGACGCCCCTGCGGAGAAAGATACTGAATCTAGTTGCTTCTTACCGGAAGAGACAGGCGGCGGAGCGGGTGCTCTCTGACGAGCAGATTCACGTACGGCTGGAGCTCGATGCTCAGGTTGGGAGATTCCTTCCATGAGAATCTCTATCAAACATTCCTTAACGATGTCTTTCAGATCAGATCTTGACAGAGCCATTTATTTTTTCCAGGACATTATGTCGTTGAATATTCTATCAATTCTGTCGCTACGATTAAATGTTCTGGAAAGTTCTGATGGAGCAATCTGACGACCCTCCTTCATCATGAAAGCGCCCGGAGTTGAGGGCTCCGACACGAAGTCCCAGCATATAAGCTGGAAGTCATCCTGCACTATCTGCTGGTCGCCTGACTTCTTGGTTGACCCAACACCTCTTGATGATATGCCGAGAGTGACACCGCTCTCGACAAGACTCTGAAGGATCTTACCCATCGGTGTGTCCAGTATCTCGACAGTCCCGTAGCAGACAAGCCCGTCCATGTAAGCCTCACGAACGATGTGGCTCACTTTCTTCAGCTCGACGACTGAGGAGTCTGGATGGTCGCATTCTCCTAACGCTCTATTCTCTCGGATGAACTTCTGGTAATTGCGAACCTCACGTTCGAGTATCTCTCGAGGATAGATTCTACCATTCTGGTTGATCGTCTCAGCTTTCTGCAGAATTCCTTTCATGACGAGCTTTCCACCGTTCTGGTCTCGATTCTCCTTGATGGATTTCGAGTCGTAGCTGAAAGGTGACCACTCGGTCAGAAGCGTCAATGTTGAAGACTTGTCACTCATCTTTTGTCTCGAGCTCCTGCTGCAGTTGGGTCAGCTGCATGAACTTGACGACAGCTTCATCATCAAGCTTGCTGACGTTTATTTCTGACACCTGCTTGTTTATGCGGTCTATCTTTTCGAGAAGAACGTCGCTGTCGGTGCTCTCCTTGAGCCGCCTCAATCCCCTGATGACCCTTCTCTTGGTCGTCTCAAGAAGGTTGACGTCAGTCCTTCCCATCACGTAATCTTTGATCAGGGAGGCTTGCTCATGGGTCAACTTTCCCGCCCACTTCTTTTCGAACTTTTCCGTCATGATCTTAACAGATAGAGCATTCACGTTTTCGTCCGTCATGTTGCTGACGTCGGGAGCCTCCTCCTTATCCTTGGAGAGCCACTCGACGAGCTTCTGCTCGTAATCAGTCACTCTCAGAAGGGATGCGTCGTCAGACTTTCTCCAATCATTTATCAGTGTCTGGATTGTCGCGTAGAGACGATACTCTTTAACCGGCTGGTTGAAGAACTCAGGGTCATCTATCGTGCGATTTATCTCACTGATCAGTCTTGACTTCTCGATATCGAGCTGCTGCTGCGAGAACATCTTGGCTCCCCGACGAGCCTCCTCTAGAATCCTGACAGCCAGGGGCTCGGATTTAGTAGTTGTGTTCAGCAGGGCCTGGAACAGACGAAACTCCCTGTAGAGCTCGCTGCCGGGCTTGAAATACTTCTTCGTGATCTTCACGCAATCTAGAGCTTTCTTTTCATCATTCTCTAGCATGAATGCAGAAGTGCGACGTAGCAGCTGTTCGTAGATTATTCCTACGTTCCTTTTCTTATTGTGCTGATTACTCATCCGAGCTTCCCAAAGTATTGTTTGTGCCCGGCGCCTCAGTGAGCACGCCGCTGCTTCTTCTACTTATTCTGCTGCTCATGTCTTTGAGCGCAGAACCGAGTTCAGGAGTCATCTTGGGCCTTGGAAATTGAGGGGCGTCATAGAGCTCCTCCACAAGGCTCAGCGGACGGCGTGATTCTGTCGCTGAGATGTTGCTGAAATCTACCGCGAGATCGTCCTTGTTGAAAGGATCATTGAAAGTGTCCTGTGGACGACGATTGCTGAGCATGCCTTCAAAATCAACCATCCCTATCGAAGCTGCCGTGCTCTTATCCCTCTTTGGAGTGTGCTCTCCCCCGAAGACATTGCGGATTGTCTTCTCAGCTTTGAGCGGCAGCTCTTCATTCTCTATTGACATGATAGGGGGCCTCTCAGCTCCAGCAGAGACTATCTCACCCTCCCGCTCGAAACCAGCTGTGATAGCTCCGCCGGCACCGCCCGCGCCGCCGGCGCCGCCTTCAGGGCCTGGAACCGCCTCAAGCTCAGCGTCCTCGCTCTTGTCTTTCTTGCGCCCCTCTTTGATCTCTTCGATCTCCTCATCAGTTAGGCCCATGATGTTCTTACGGACCCATCGACGATCGACAATACCTTCCGGTGCCTTGCCTGCGATGTCGAACCTTGAAGCGATGAGCTCTAGCTTCTGCTGCTGGGCAATCGTGGACGGGTTGGAGAGCTTAAGCGTAAAATCGAGAAGATCCTCGCCCTCGTAACCGTGTGAGTACAGGTGAACCATCGCGATCTTGTTGAGCTCTGATATGACAACCTTCTGGATCCTGGAGATCGTCCTTGAGAACCTGATGTCCTCCTGTGCCAGCGTTGCCTTCGCGCCGATGTCCTCGTCGTATCCAAGATACGCTTTGGGAATCTTGAGAGCTGCAAAGAGCTTCTTCTGGATATACTGAACGTCCTCGATGGCTGCTGCGTTCGTGCCGCCGGCCAGTGAGTCTA